ATTTTGGGTAAAAATGGCGCTATCGTCTTTTATTAACCAATGGGAGCGCGATTTAGAGAAATGGAATAAAACCGTAGAAGCCCGAAAAGAAAGCGGCCGAAAAGGTGGGTTAAGCAAATCTAAGCAAATGCTAGCAAATGCTAATTTAGCTAAGCAAACCTTAGCAAATGTAGCAGTAAATGTAAATGATAATGTAAATGTTAATGTAAATGAGAATGTAACAGAAAAGGTTACTAAAGAAAAAAAATCTATAAAAAAAGAATTTGAACCGCCAACCCTTGAGGAGGTGAAAAGTTGGTTTATCGAAAACGGTTCAACCGCTGAGGCTGGCGCCAAGGCTTGGCAGTATTACACCGACGGAAATTGGAACGACTCAAAAGGCCAACCCGTTAAAAATTGGCGTCAGAAAATGAGGGGCGGCCGCTGGCTCGAGCCAAAACCAAACGCCAAACCTCAAGATGAACAATACCGCTCACTTGACCGTGAATTAGTTCCTGGCTCCGATATCCTCTACAAATACAACCCCCACGGCTAACCCAAAAAACGAAATGTTATTACCGCCCAATGATACAGAACTCGAGAAAATAGCCTTAGGAGCTATTCTCCTCGATTTTAACGCACTCAAACGTGTTGAAGGTGTACTTACCTCGGAAAAGTTTTTTGACCCGCGTAATGGGCTTATTTTCGATGCAATCCAAAACCTAAAAACCGAAAACCTTCCAATTGACATTTTAACCGTTACCCAAACGCTTCGAAAATCTAAAACATTGAGCGCGGCGGGTGGAGCCCTTTACCTCTCAGAACTCACCACGCGAGTAAGCTCAACGGCCAACCTCGAAACGTGGGCGCTTCAACTCGTGGAAATGTATCTTAAACGCGAGTTGGGTAAAATGGCGGCGCGGTTAGCTGAGGAGGCGCTTTCACCCGAAAACGACCCTTTCGATTTATATAACTCCTATTCCGTACAACTAACAGACCTCATAAAATCAAACCTTAAGGGCGAAACTTCTCACATTTCCCAAATAACCCCCGAAACCTCGCAAAGCATCGAAGAGCGCGAGCGCCACGGGCTTTCAGGAATCCCCACAGGAATAACAAACGTTGACCAAATACTCGGGGGGCATCAAAAAGGGGATTTAATTTATATCGCGGCGCGGCCAGGAATGGGAAAAACCGCCCTCGCGTTAAGTGTTGCCCTTAATATGGCGCAAAGCGGTTACCCCGTGGCCTTCTTTTCGCTCGAAATGTCACGCGCTCAACTCGTTTTTAGACTCGCCTCCATACTTTCAGGAATGAACGCCGAGAAGCTGGCGAAATATACCCTCACAAAAGAGGAAAAAATTACCTACTATCAAACCGTCGACAGGTTAAACGCCCTCCCCATTTACATCGACGATAGGCCAGGCCTTTCAATTCACGATTTAAAAACCCGCGTCCGTACTTTGGCCGAGCGTTCCAACGTAAAAGCGGCGTTTATTGACTATGTTCAACTCTTAAGCGCGGGCAATAAAAAGAATTTCGGAAGCCGTGAGCAGGAAATTAGCACAATATCGAGAGGTCTTAAGTTGATAGCAAAAGAAAACGGGCTTCCCGTTATCGCATTAAGCCAGCTCAGCCGAGCCGTTGAGGCACGCCAAGATAAAAGGCCGCTACTTTCAGACTTGAGAGATTCGGGAAGCCTCGAGCAGGACGCCGACGTTGTGGCCTTCCTTTACCGCGCGGGGTATTATGACGCTCATTCTCCAATTAACACGGCCGAGTTTATAATCGCCAAACATCGAAACGGGCGCACGGGTTACGTGTCAGTTAATTTCACCCCCGAAACGATGCATTACACCGATATTCAAAATAAACCAATAAACACTAGAGAAGAATGGGAATTTTAACGCACGGCTCACTATTTTCAGGCATTGGGGGTTTTGACCTCGCGGCCGAGTGGATGGGTTGGGAAAATAAATTTCATTGTGAGTGGAACGAATTCGGCCAACGAGTTTTAAGTTACTATTGGCCCGACGCCGAACTTTTTAAAGACATAACAAAAAGCGATTTTTCAAAATACTATGGAACAATTGACATTATTTCAGGAGGTTTCCCCTGTCAACCGTACTCAACCGCTGGGAAACGACTCGGGAAAGAGGACAAACGCCATTTATGGCCCGAAATGCTTAGAGTCATTAGAGAGGTTGCCCCGCGTTACGTCGTGGGCGAAAACGTTCTCGGCTTTACTCATTGGAACGGGGGACTGGTATTCGAAGAGGTGTGTACTGATTTGGAAAATGAGGGCTACGATGTACAGTCGTATATATTGCCAGCTACGGGCAAAAACGCGCCCCATCGAAGGGAGAGAGTGTGGATTATTGCAAACGCCCTCAACAATGGAAATAAAAGAGAACCCCACGGAATTTCAAACGAGAGCCAAAATAAAAGGATACCGAAACGGAACGACTTACAACAGTCTGAGGAGCCAATTAATCTACGATCCAAATTGGAGCCATTTATACGATGGGATTCATTCCCGAACGAACCCGCGTTTTGTAGCGGAAATGATGGGCTTCCCTCCGAATTGGACGGAGTTACCTTTTCAAAATGGCGAAACGAATCAATTAAAGCATACGGAAACGCCGTAGTTCCTCAGGTAGTTTATGAAATATTTAAATCGATTCAAGCATATGAAAATGAATATAGAAATTATTTTTAACGTTTGTTTAGGGCTATTCCTTTACAATCTTATTATATCGTCAATCGTTAAATCGTTGCTCCTTTATTTTTTCGAGCATAGTAAAACGATTCAGAAAGAGAAAAAATCTTTTCAGGAAAGAATAAAGGAGGTCAAAAATGAAAGTTTATAAGAACAAAAAAACGGGAAGTTATGACGTGCTAACCGAGAAAAATCTACTTTTTCACGTGGAAAATTGGGGCGTTTCGTTTGTTGGCCTCGTTAATAATAGCTGGCAACCGAACGGGCGATTACTGAAAAGAACCCCCAATAAAATATATTTACGGCTCATTGATGAAATGGCGAAAAATGGGCGGAAATATCAATTTATTTTGAAGTATTATGAAACGTTGCAAAGTGTGTAAAGAGAAGTTCGTCCCAACTTATTCGAGCTTGCAAGCAACTTGCACTAAACCCCAATGTTTAATTGAATGGGGGCGAATGGTTGAGCGTAAAAAAGCGAAACGAGAAATTCGGCAAATGCGAGATAACGTGAAAAGCGTGAGCCAATACCGCCGAGAACTGCAAAAAGTATTTAACGAATTTATTCGGCTCAGAGATAAAAAAGAGCCCTGTATAAGTTGCGGCCGACCGCTGGCGGGAAAATATGACGCGGGCCACTTTTACTCGGTGGGAAGTTACCCCAATTTAAGATTTAACGAGGACAATGTTCACGGCCAATGCGTCGAATGTAACCAGCATAAACACGGGAATCTCTTAGAATACGCCCCGCGACTTACTGAGCGAATAGGATTCGAGCGGGCGAGCAAATTAATGATACTCAGAAACGAACCTTTGCGGCTGAGCTTAGATGAAATAAAGGAACTCACCGCACTTTATAAAAAGAAAGTTGCCGAATGGAAGAAAGCCAACACATAAAAGAATTAAAAAGCGAACTGTTTACACTAATGGCGCGGCGATCGCTTCGCCCGTGTGTAACAGAGAACGCGCAAATGTGGTCGATAATGGCTGAGTTATATAAACTCACAGGCGACGAACGATGGAAAATGAATAGTTAACAATTAAACCAATATAAAAATGAGCAATTTTGAGCAAAAAGAGGGGCAAGGTTCCCTATTTAAAAACGAAAAGAAAACAGGAACTCAACCCGACTACCGAGGCTCGGTCAAATGGAGGGGTGAAACGCTCAACCTCGTTGGCTGGGTGAAAGAATCCAAAACGGGAAAAAAATTCCTGAGCCTAAAAATTGAGTCGATCGACCTCACTCCCAAAAAAGAAAGCAATGAGAGCACAGGCGGCGACCTCCCTTTCTGAGTTAATTGAGCAACTCGACGCGATAGTTAGGCAATATCCCGAAAAAAACGTTAATATAAGCGACGGCCTCAGGAACTATTTAAACGGGATTAAACAGGCCCGCCATTTGGCCGAAAACCTACTAAATCGGGAATTATGAAGCGGCAAATCTTAGCTGAAAGTTTTAAACTAATGGTCGAAATTCAAAAGCTCAGGGCCGAGCGCCACCATTTGCTCGCTATGGAGTTCGATTATAAAACCTCTGAATTTCAAAAAGCCTATTCGAGGCTCAAAGTCGTAAACGAGCGATTATATGAGCTAACAGGCCAATTTTGTTACAAACCCAGGCGCTAAATTTCAAAGTGTGGGAGGTCGCGGAATCTTTTCCAATCGCCTCCCCACTTTATTAAGCCGTTAAAATTGGCTTTAATAATGGCGGCAAATTTCGAGAATAATTCGGGCCGCCAATCTAACTCACCCTCAGAATTTTTAAACGCAATATCGAACGCCTGAGCGGGTTTTACGTTATGCTTTCCCCCCTCTTTAATGTATGTTACTATTTTACCGCCCGTTGTTCTCCCTTTGGCGAATAAAATTCGCTGCTCTTCATTACTGCGAAACGTGCACGTTAAAAAGGGTTGGGGCTCGGTTGGGTATAATTCCCGAAATTCATGAGCCGCCAGCGTGTAAGCTCTTTGGAGGCGGTAATCGCAGTCGGTTAGTTTTCGGCTCGCCATTTTCTGATAGTTTCGTCCTTCATTCGAGAGCCCCGAGAGCTCCCCACGTAATAAGCAAAAATCGAGGTTCCAATAGATAGCACCGAGCCGAAAGTCATATCGGCCAAACGCTGATTATCCTCAGGAATAACGACAAAAATTAACGATAAAACGACCCCAATTAAAAGGCTGAGCCCAATAATAACCACGGCGGCAAAAAGCCAGTCACGTTTTCCCGTGGCACTCAGAAAGGCCGCCTCCCTTTCGCGGGCGCTTTTCCTATCGTCAACCTCGGCGCGGTAAAAATCTAAATCGGTTTGCAAATCGAGCCGCGTCATTTCCAATTCAAAGTTTAAACGCAACTTTTCAAACTCGAGCGCCAGCGAGTTATGTTCATCGCTTTTATGTTTTTGCCCGTTGAGATAAGCCCCCACCGTCTCGAGGGCCTGAATTCCCGTAATATCGCCCGCAATTTCGAGAATATCGCCCGCGACGGGTTTTACCTTGTCTTTTATAAATACGCCGAATTTTGAGCCCTTAATACGCTCGCCAATCGGTTTTTTATTTGGGTTTTTCTTGCTCACTTTTTAGGCATGAAAAACGAGAGGATACGGGTAAAAATACTTTTGTAATTAGTCATTACATAAATAAAAACCTTTTCACCCATCAGAGTAGCCATCGGAACGGCCCAGCTCGCCTCGGTAGTATAGCCGTTATTTTCGCAATAAACCGAGGTTAAATAACCCGAAAAAATGGATAAGCCAATAACGGCGATCCATTGCATAACCGTAATCGTTCTTTTCATGTAAATTTCGTAGCTAATTTTTCCCATGACGCCAATTAGAATACCGAAAACCCAGTTATTGAGGTCACTAAGAAAATGGGTTAAATAATTAAAAAAATTCATTTTTTCAGTTTAGTTTTAGATAGTAAAAGTTTTTCGTACTTCTTAAGCGCCTCAAGTTGGGCCGCTTTCTTTTCTCTTAACTTTTTCATGGTATTTGACTAATTCTCCTATCGCCATAAGTACGGCTCGAGGCTGTATTTCCCGACGAAAAAATGTAAGTGTTAGAACCTTTTTGAATTCCTATCGGGCAACGTTGCGGCCAAACGTTATTCGAATACTCAGGAAATAGAGCCGAGTTAGCACACAAATAATCGACCATTAACGAGGTATAATGCTCGGCGTTTTGTTGCCACTTGTTCAACTGATCCTTAAAAACCACGTCGGGCACGGGCTGAGAATCCTCAGAGGTTCGTTGAACCATTGTAGCGTTGTCGATTTTATATGTTAACGCTGGCGCCGCTTCGACCATTGCCCACCACAAAACCACGCGCCGCGCGTAATCGTCAACGAGGGTTAAATAATTTCCCGCCAGGGTATTATTTGCCACGTCGTTTTTAATCTTTTCGTAAAGGTTCGTTCCCAAATAAGGCGCGAGGAATTTATCCTGAGCCAAATAAATTGAGGGATAAAGTAAATTCGGGTCGACAGCCCCGTTAACGTTAGTATATTTTTTAATATATACGTCGCTTATTAAAAGTATTTCAGCCATTTTTTACCTCCTATAATTTTTACCGTTTACGCCATAAATTGGGTTATCAGGGAGAAAGCCGTTAAAATCTTGATCCACGGGCAAAAGAGCGACCCGAATATCGTTCCGCACCGTATAGCCCATTTTTTCGGCTCTTTTAACCGCGATTTGTTGAGCATCATTAGCGAGCGGGTTAATTCCTTTGGCATTTATATAAACCTCTTTTTGCCAAAAGTGGTAACAGTTGCCGCCGCCTTTATAGAGCCAAATCGAGTAATAATCCGAACCGTATGGGCCCCAGCCTCGATTAACGGCTTTTTCCTCCATTGCCTCAATATCCTCTTTTCTGTACAGCTTATCGGCGCTAATCATTTTTTTACAAAATTCGCGCTCAGTTGCCGCGTTTCCTTTATATCGGTAGCGCGTCATAAAAGTAATTCCCGCGTAGTTTGTGGAATCTTGTTCGCTGGGCCTCATTGGCTGAGCGCTTCCCGTGCTCGCTAATTCGTGAGCCTCGATTTTAACGAGTTCCTCGTTTTCTTTATCGTCATTCATGTAATCGACCTCATAACTATCGATTAAAATATAACCCGAGGGCGGTTCGGTTCCGAGGGCTATCAGCTCCTCGGCGATTTCCGAACCCAACGCCTCGAGCTCGCTTGTTTCACGGGCGCAACAAACGGCCTTTTTTTTTTCAACCTCAAGAGCTTGAGTAATCGGAGCCGCTGGCGTCGGCTCAACCTTAACGGGCGGCGTTAACATTAGCGGCGAATTTGGAATTACCGTAATAGTTAGGTTAGGCATTTCGTAGCTCAATATCTCCTCAAGGCCCGAGGCTAGTTTTCTTTGAGCGGGTTCGACCACTTGGTTAGTGAAAATCTCAAGGCCGACCGCCATTTCATCTTTATTCGAACCAAAACCGCCCCCAACGTCACGAATTCCGAAAAGTAAAGGGGTAACCACGCGGTGAGCGACCATTATTAGGGACGTGCTCTCTTTACTTAAAAACTCGTATTGTTTGTCAGCATCCGAAAGGGGAAACGTTGTTATTTCAGGTTTCGGCGTATCGCGCTCGTTGAAAGTCATTATAAACTTTCCCGCGTTTCGGGCGCCTGTTAACTCGCGTTCCCAATCCCTCTTCATGTCCCTTTGTTGCTCAGGGTCGGGCGCGCCTTGAAATAACGAAACTATCATTGAAGGGCTGAGCCCGTTCATAATATTATTCACGTGGTAAACGCTTATTTCCTTTGCCAGCTCAATCGAATTTATTGCCGAGTAATAATCGGGGCGCGGGTAAATATTAGCGCCACAATAGGCGAACTTGTAAAAGATTTGGCGCGGCTCCTCGGCGTTATTCGTTGGATTGTAAACGGGCGAAAATTGAGGCTTGTTCTTTTTTTTGCGAGTATTCGCCCAATCATTGGAATGATAAACCCCAACTATCTCCTCCTCCTCACCTGTTACCGCTATTCGGCACTCCTCGAATGGCAAATGGCGAATTTTAGCAATTGAAAGGCGATCAACCGAATAAATTACCTCGATATAATAGCCCCCGAATTTTTTATAATCATGAGCGCAACCGTAAAAAACATCGTAAGCACTCAAAGCCTCCAAACGGCCGTTATATTGCCCAGCCTCGAGGCGTTTGCCCGCGAACATATCTCCAATCGATACACAAAGGGAACCGTGAACGGCGCCCGTCGCGGCTAATTCTGAGATATATTGCGGAAATAAATTATCGACCCCGTAATTAACCCAGCCCGAACGGTCGATTTTTTCGGCTGAGCTCCTAACCGTATAATCGGCGAGGGAAATTCGTTTAACGTTATGGGTTTCCATTGTAAATAATATCGTCGTTAATGGTTATATTGGGAACATCGTAATAAATTGTCGAGCTCTTTAAATCGAGCCAACCGATTCGGCACAGGCCAACGATTGCCGCGTTAGTTGGGTTCAAATTTACGGCCGAATTTTGCCCGTAAATCTCATATCGATAACGCCCAGGAAGGGTCAAACCGACCGTTGTTACCGTTAATTGGGTTATCCTTTGGTTTTCGTTTACAATAGTGGCAACTTGAGCCAACTCCTCGCCCGCCGTGCTATTCTCCTCATGAATTAAAATAAAGAGGTAATGAGTAAACGCAGTCGCGAAATATTGACGCGATTCGTTCAAACTTAAATAGAGCGTTTGGGCCGCCTGATTTGTATTTAAATAAACCATATTTTTATAAAAAAGGGGCGAGTTTTAACGCCCGCCCCCGTTTTTAATGTATAACCCCTTTTAACGATATTAATAAGCTGGGTCGACCGTAATCGTTGCGAAATTATCGAACGGGTCGGCCGTGTAAGCCTCCAAAAAGTCGGGCTGAGCTGGCTCCTGAGCGTTAACGGTTATTTGGTAACCGTTTAAATCGCCCTTAGCCTTTCCACTCTGATAGCTTCCCGAGGTTAGAAAAGCCCCATCGGTACGGCCCACCATCAAGATCTGATCGTCATACAAGCGAACGAAAACAATCAGTTTCGCTTTACTCATATTTTCGAGTTCTTGTTTTTTAAAGTTGGAAAGTTTTCCCAAAGTTAGCTCGACGGTTTGATCGTAATACAACGTTCCGTTTTCGAGGTTAGCAGTTGGGACAACCGTCAGCGCGCCCGTGTTACGGTTCGGCTGATAGCGGAAAATGGTCGCGGTTGGCAACCCATCTACAAGGCCCGTCGCGGGGTCGGTTGTAACACCGCTTTGAAAATCTTCCCAATTACAAAAGAAAATTTCCTTAACACCCCCAACGCCCTCATTACAATCTAGGAGAAACCCTTGAGTTAATAAACAAGGCATATTTTTAATTTTTTAAAGTTAGGGGGGGCTATTAACCCCCCGTTTAATTTTTTAGAACCAAGTTCCGTAAGCCGCGATTTCGTTCCCGATACCGAATTGGCACCCAGCGAAAAACTTAGCTGAGAAACGAACGTTATCCTCGGCAAATTGGCCCATGTCCACAACTTGAACCGAGTTCCAATCTGAAAGGACGTTAGTACCGAACCATAGGTTGGATTTCTGAGCCATAACGATAGTATCGTCGGGCATTCCTGGGCATATTGCCAACTGATAACCTAAATAAGATTTAGGCATCTCAGGGCCGCCGTATGTGTACCAACCGTTGCCCGCCGCCGCGCTTGCTTGCATGAATGCCTCCCAAACGTTTTGAGCGATGTAAATAACAGGCTTTTCCATTGAGCGCTTAACCGCCGTTGGAAGGGTTGCAACCGTCGCCGCAATTTTAGAAATTACGTTTGTGCTATCGATAGCCACGGGAGTCGATACGAAAAGAACGCCCGAACCACCCGTATTCATCAAAGTAAGCAATCCGTTATACTCGCCAGTTGTGGCGTTTGCACCCGTCCACAAAATCTCCTCGTTTTTCGCCGCGATACCCTCGAGCATATTAGCGATAAGAGTTTCGGCCAAAGCTGGCTCAACCTCACCGCGTTGAAAATCGCCCGCCGCCCAGTCATTCAAGAAATTATTTTTACAAATGTTTCTCTGAACTTGGAACTTCTCGAGCGTTAGTGTACGTTCGGTAATTGTGATTTCGCCGAGCGCTGAAAAATCGCACGTCGGAGCCTCGAAAGTGATATCGTCAACGAGTTTCTTTACAACCGCGCGGTAATCGATATTCTCTTTTACGGTTACGTGTTGCAAAGATTCGTTCGCAAGAAACGCCGCCTTAATGTACTCACCCGCGTATTTACCCGCGTAGGTGGTCGTTAAATTCATTGTAGTTGCC